GGAACTCTATGTAAGTGGACTCAGACCGGTGGTATGGTTGATCGTGGTATGTTTGAAGAGAAACAGCCTGTGATGATCGTATCGTCTGATGGTGACTTCAAGCAACTCCATAAGTATGATAACGTCAGTCAATGGAGCCCTATCCAGAAGAAAGCAGTTCATTGCCCTAATCCCAAGACCTATCTTGCCGAACATATTGCAAAGGCTGGAGATGATGGTATTCCTAATGTACTATCTCCTGATGACGTGTTTGTTACAGAAGGTACTCGCCAGAATAAGATGACATCAGCCAAGCTGGAAAGATTCATTACTCTTGGCCGCGATGCATGTGAGAATGACGAGCAGCGTCGTAATTGGGACAGGAATAATCAACTAATTAATCTCGATATGATTCCACCTGACATTGAACTATCGATTCTCGAATCGTTTTTGACACAGAAGCCAAAAGGCAGTAAGATGAGCATATATAATTATTTCATCAAGCATCGCTGTCGTCTACTGCTTGACAGCATTGAGGAGTTTTAATATGGCACAGTATATTACGGAAGTACTTCGCGACCTTAACAAGGATCCGTCGCTATTCCAAACCACGTATCGTAAAGTAGGTAATGGTGGTCCTCTTGGTGTGCTGTTTATGCATGCCTTCACCGCGCAGGGTAAGTTTCTACTACCAGATGGCGAGCCCCCATACAAACCGAGTCCTGAACCTATTGGAATGACGCCAGCACGGTTCATTCAAGAGATTCGTAGGTTCTATTTGTTCACTCGCAAAGATCTATCCAACACTAAACGCGAGCAGTTGTTTATTCAGATGCTGGAGTCAGTTCATCTAGAAGAAGCTAAAATCTTGATTGCCGTCAAAGATCAAACTCTTACTAATCTATACCCAAACATCACTCGTGAAGCAGTAGCTGCAGCTGGATTCATCCCACAGCTACCTCCTCAAGAAGTTAAGAAGGAGGAAGTAGCAACAAAAAAATCCGTAAGGCCCAGGGGAAGACCTCGCAAGTCGGCGAGCCCCCAAGTGGTCCTGTAAACATTCCTCCTAAACCTACTCTATTTGACCGACTTGTAGAGTGGATAGCTAAAATATGAAACCAAAGTGGATTAGTGCATACATGGATGTGGCTGAGAGGTTTGCACAACTCTCAACAGCTACACGTTTGAAAGTAGGAGCTGTTGTTGTGAAAGACCATCGAATCATTTCGATTGGATACAACGGCACTCCTGCTGGATGGAGTAATGAATGCGAAGTAGTAATTGACACAGGCGAACTTCCGCCAACAACAGTCACCAAACCAGAAGTCATTCATGCTGAAGCAAATGCAATCCTAAAGCTAGCACGCGATGGTGAGTCTGGTAAGAATGCCACTATGTTTTGCACCCATGCCCCATGTATTGAATGTGCAAAGATGATTCATGGAGCTGGTATCACTAATCTATACTGGCGAGACACTTACAAGACTGATCAAGGATTGTATTTTCTTGGCCGAGCTGGTGTTAATACTTTCAAACAGCAATGAACATAGAAGTATTCTATCATGTCTATATTCCTCCAGATCATCAAGGATCTATGAGATGGACTTGGTATGTTGACCAACAATTGTCGTTGATACGTGATAGTTCTTTACATAAGATTGCAAATGTCAATCTATGCGCAACAATGCCAATGCATTGGTGCCATTCGGTTACTAATGAGCCATTGTACCAAACATTCAACTACTATGTCTCAACTAAGTATCCGTTTGTTAAAATCTTAGATATAAGAGATACAGGACACCATATCAACATATATGAAGGACAGACTATCGAAAGGTTGTATCGTCACTGCATTGATAATGATTCCATTGTACTCTACTTCCATAGTAAAGGGGCAGCAAGCAATCAACCCCAAGTGACTAGTTGGAGGGATGTCCTTAACCATTACTGCATTGGCCAGTGGACTACGGCAGTGAGAGCTATTCAACGACAGGACATCGATCTTGTTGGGGTAAGAGATGCAGTATGCAAGGACCATATGGTTAGTGGGAATTTTTGGTGGTCTAAGTCTGAATACATTCGTAGACTTCCTGAACCCTTACAGTCACAAGTGTACCAAACAGGAAGACCGGCCCTGATTACCGGTACTCTTTTGAAGACTGGGTCTGGACAGGAACCCCAAGAGTACATCACTTGATAGATACAAAGGTAGATCACTACCAACAATTTTACTTTGTAAATAGTTGACTTTAAAATTGTACATCAGTACAATACTAGTAATGCCTGAGTGACGGAATAGGTAGACGTAGCGGACTTAAAATCCGCAGCCGCAAGGCGTACCGGTTCGATTCCGGTCTCAGGTACCATCGGGCCTATAGCTCAGACGGTTAGAGCAGTGGACTCATAATCCATTGGTCCTTGGTTCGAACCCAAGTGGGCCCACCAAACCAATTTGTAGGAGGAGAGATGAGCGGAAACGATAAAGAGTGGCTGAACAAAGTTCGCGTGGCTTATTCTGTTTACCAACCACAATCTCAAGAAGTGGAAGAATTCATCAAATGGCTCTATCTTCAGTATGGTATCCTTTTCCTTGGATTTGAAAAGCAAAATGAAAAAACTGATCCGTGATGGTAAAGTCGCTGTAGTGCATACAATTGCACATGGCGCAGGGTGGTTCTCATGGTGGGGCAATGAAGAGATGCTTTTCGATCCTAAGATCGTTGAGCTGATTGAGGATCGTAATTTTGAAGAACTGATGTCGTATGTGGAGTATGTGTACGATGGCCAGAATTCATCATGCGTGCTTGCAGTGCCTTACCTTGGAGTCACATGGATTCCTCAGGGAGTTGATTTCTGGATTAGAGAATATGATGGGAGAGAGACTGTAGTCACTAAAGAGGACATTCCGTGGATTACTGCATGATCCTTGGTGACAGTACAGCAGCTGGTATTGCAGCTCACCGTAAAGAATGTGTACGGTATGTTAAAGTTGGCATTACGAGCAAGGATTGGAATGAGCGCTACATGATTCAAGCTGCCTCCGCTATATACGATACTGTGATCATCAGCCTAGGTTCTAATGATCATGGGCGGATTAAGACAGAAGATGAACTACGAAAGATGAGACATGCAATCCAAGCCAAACAAGTGTTTTGGATTGGAGCTGGGATGTGGAGGAGACCACAAGCACAGAAAGCAATCGATATGGTAGCAAGCGAGTTCGGCGACACCATCATCATGCGATCTCAAACAAGTGTAGCAGGTGATGGTGTCCACCCATCCAACGCCGATTACCGTAGGATGGCCCGCGAATCCACCCGGTAAAATACAGGGTTGACATTAATTCCGTTTTATCATATAATATTGGTATGATGAATGAGATGATTAATGAAATGGCCTATACTTTCGACAACAACATTGTTAGCGATCTGCACAAAGACGCATTTGGCATGCGTCCCAGCTCTATGTTTTGGGAACGCTGGAATTCTTATTCCGATGATGAGCGGCAGCGAGAATGGGACCGTCTTATTGTTGTAATGGAGCGCTCAATTGAGCTCGACCGCATGAGGGAAGCTGAAGCTGCTGAGACGTTTGAGAAACGAGTGGAAGATACGATCGTGGCTGGTGCTGGAGATCGCGATACAGCTATTCGATGGATCATGGACGCAGATAATGCACTGGACCTTGAGCACCTTTGTTGGATTAATGGCTTGAACTTCAACTATTTCAAGAAAGCAATTTAAAATGAAAAAGAAAAAGAAAGTGGTGATGTGTGATCCACCTTCGGGCTGGAAGTATGGGTTTCCAAAACCTCAACCAAGAGATATTCTTTCCAGAGAAGAATTCCACGATTGGTTGGTGTCAGAGGGATATCCTCGTAAGATGATTACCGACATGGGAGATTACTTCTATTGTAGGTATTGGGAGGAAGAACGTGAAATTTGAAGATTGGTTTTATGAACCTGAAGGGTTCTGCATCAAAGCTGAACGATTCTATGAAGACATCGATGTCTTCGCGAGGAAGAAGCCTGAAGTTCTAGTTGAATGGCTAAGGTCGGCATTTGAGGCAGACCTGCAAAGTGATCAAACAAACTACTATTGGGATCCTTTAGGATAATTATGAACGACAACTTACATTCTGTCCTAAATGAAGTTGGTGACGCCTTCACCAAAGCGATGAAAGAGATTGAAGCAGATCAGGAGTTGTTTTGGACCTCACTTTCAAAAGAAGACCAACTAAAAGCATTCTGTGCTGTTGCTCGTCGAATCTTTGACGGGGAGATCAAGCAGAAGGGATCTTATCGGTATGTACTTTACCAGGTGTTTGGGTTTGGGCCTGAGGCTTATGCACCAGCCCAAGATGCAGGATATCTAGCTATTCATAAT